TCGTTCCATGACCACTAGCTTGAGATAGCTGGGATTTTGTTCACTACGATGGAAGTCTGAAGTGGAGCGATGCTCTCTTATCAGCCCACGTACTTTGCTCAACATGCGTTGTGCTTGTTTGGTGGTAATGGCATCAATGGCCAGGCTTTGCCCAAAATGGCTTTCAAATACCTTGAGGCTTTGTTGTATTTTAGTTTTTGATTCCAATTCTTGCAGTTTCATCTTTGAATCCTTTTAGTTGCCAGTATTTAGCCAGATTTACACATTTATCCAACTGTTCTTGGGCATATTTTAAACGAGCTTGGCTTTCGACCAAGCGGTCCGCTACCACAAATTTAAGGGTAGAATCCTGGCTGTGTGCCAGAGTATTACGATAGTACACAATCTCATCTGATCTGCGTTCTACTTCTTGTTCATGTGCAATCAAATCATGAGCCAGGCTGTGTTTGCTGTATTTGTCAGCTATGCACCAGGATATAGCAACCTTGCTGGAGCAGGGTTCTACTGCCAAGGTGGCGCTTCTATAAACTTGGTATGACTTGGAATTTCTAATGATAGTATATCGTCCAAATGCTCGGATCACACCGTCCACTCGAAGTATGGCATTGGTATTGTTGATTAAATGATCACGTGTGATTCTCTCCAGCATGAGCTGGGCTTGTCGTTCACTTATCTTAGGACGTACTGTGCGAGTAGCCAGCCCACTATTCCTACCAGACTTACTATGATCCCCACTCCCCAGTTGATCAGGCGATCGGTGTTCTTTTGGCTCATGAACTGCACCATGTCGTGGACTTCGCGGACCACTGTGTTTAGATTGATCACGGTCTGCTCCACTGTTTCCAGCTTTTCTTCCAGGTACTTGTATCTCTGGGCGCACAGTTCCACGTGTGTTTCTAGACTTTTCTTTTCGATGTCCGTTGTTTCCATTGAGCTCTTTCTTGTTTGATTGTTTATTTATTTGTTTAGGCATGGTAAATGGTGTTGATGCAGTTGCCTTGTGTCACAATCCAAGGATTCATTTTGGCAGTTTCGGTCAGTCCCAACAGCATGGGTGTGCTGTGGCTGTCATTTTTTAGCACCCAAAACTCATCGTTGTCCACAGTCCATTGTGACTGCGGTTCTATTTCAAAAGAAAATTTCCAAACTTTCACAGTGTCGCCTGCCCAGGCAAACTCTGAAATGTTCTCAGTGACAATCTCAGGGGCAGTTACTTCAAAAATCTGTGTGCGCATGCCTACCAACTGCAAAATAGTGTCCAAGTTTCGTTGCTGATTGCGAGCCTGTGCCAGCTCCTGAGCGTTGCGTATTTGAATGCCGCTTTTGCTGATGTATGGGTATTCTGTGTTGCGTTGATGTCCTGTTACTGCTGTGGCTGTGATATCAAACAAACAGTAACATTCAAATTTCTGCATTGTGCTTGAGTTCGTAGTACACCTTGACCTGATCCAACATTTCTTTCAGCGCAGGGTCTGACTTGGCGGCCCGTCGTATGTTCCCCCAAAGTTTGTCTTCTCTAATCATTTCTATAGTGCTTTGTTTTTCTGGGCTGACTGATACTAGTTCTCTGTCTTGCTTGCCCACGTGCCGTCGATATACAGTGTGCCCACCGTCCGGGCTTTCAAAAACATATTCTTGGCTCATGCAGGTATTTAAGCCGTAAAAAAACCCTAGCTAATAAACTAGGGTTTTTACTTTCACTGACTAATGAATTAGTTTGTGAATGTTGCTGTTTCTGCTGTTGTTACAGCATAACCTAGAGCGGCTGTCAAGGCTGCGTCTAAACCACCAGCGTTTGCGTAATCAATTCCACCAGTTGGGAATGTTGCCAACGACAATGTTGCGTTGTTGCTAGAAACAGTGTTGAATTCATAGATAGCAATAGTAGCTTGTTGTTGAATAGTTTGGATAGCGATTGCTAAACTAGCGCCGCTAACTGTTGCGTTACCTGTGAATGTAACTGTACCAAAGTCCAACTTAGGACCTGCTACGTTAACACTTGCACCGCTGACTACTGTGTTAATACCTGTGTTGTAACCTGCACCTGGTGAAGAGGCTGCAACGCCTTGATCCATTACGACTACTGGTTGAAAGTCGCCGCTTGTACGTGTAAATTGTGCCATTTTAAAATCTCCTTAGTATGTGGCCTCATTGGGCCTACTTTTATTTATATCAAACAGGAGAAATCGGGTGGTATCAGGTTGGTTCTGGATTGTTACGTGCAAAGTTTGCTTGGCTGAATCGCATGCGATCCACAAACTTCATGCCTTGCCCTACATAGCCTTCATGCCCGGGCTCGTTGTTGATGCTGGCCTGTACATCGTGTGCTTGTGCATCCAACTGACGTACCAGCTCATTTTTAAGACTGCTCAGGTCCAAGAACGCTTGAAACACAGCGGCCACTGCGGCTTTGTTTTCGGTGGCCCATTCAAATATACGCGGTGCCTTGGCAGGTTCCTTGGCCTGTATCCAGGGACCAAATCCAGCCACAAGATTATCAAAGCTGCCTTCTCTCACACGACTGTTGATATAGGTTTTCATCAGCTGTGGTAGATTTGTAATTTTTCTAGCACGTAGTTCTTGAGGGTTAAACAGTCGATCAATGCCAGCACTGTGTGTGGTAGCAATGTTTTTCAAATCTTTAATTGTGGCAGGGTTGAGTTTGATGTTGCGTGGTTCTTTGAGGCTGGGATCCAGTATCAGCAGTCCAGGCACTGGGTTCAATGCGGCTGCTCTAATAGGCTGTGGAGCATCACCTGGCGCACTCAATGCAGTGTGTATGGCCACTGCTACTTGACTATTACCCACTTGCTGGCCCAGGGCAGAATTCACAGGAACAGAATATGTCACTGTGTTGGGCTGAAACACATAGGCTCCATTGTCCACAGTAGGAGTGTTGCTGTACAGCAGATCTCCTTGTATGTAACCACGGAAGTCTTGAGGCACAGCGGCTCTCAACAATGGAAATAATTTTTGATACAGTGCCACAAGTTCACCGCGTTCGCCGCCGCGTTGCGCCATGATCTGCGCAATCTGTTGTGTGCTGGTGGCCAGGCCATCATAGCCCTTGGCAAGGAATCCTGCTTTGTCTGTGAGAACAAAATCACCGTTGGGTTTGCGCCCAAATATGATAGCCGGTCTGCCATCCCATTTTACTGTGTTGGTTTCGGGCTGTTGTGCCGCTGTTGTTATACCGTTGAGTGCGCCGGCAATGCCGCGACTGCCCATGTCAAATACCATGTCCTCAGGATGCTCAATTCGCACCCCTTCCATGATGGCAACCATGCCTTGATTAACTATTCGATCTCTCAATCGACTCAAAAAGTGTACATCATTTTCAGCCACAGGAGCGTCTGGATCGGGTAGGCCTTGATCAGCCAAATACTCTTTAAAATCTTTAAGTTTGATATCACGTTGAGGATCACGAGCCAGAGCCGCATAGATGGTCTCTACTGTGGACAGGTCTTTGCGTGTGGCTTGTTTGTTGAGTATGGCCTTGGCCACTACATCTGGATCCTGGCTGATCAACGCATTGGTGTTGCGATCAAACATGCCATTGATGCCAACTTTTAATCCTTGAGTTTTAGCAATACTACTCATCAACACAGCACGTACCATGCCTTTGTAGGCAGATCCTGTGCCTTGATTGTAGAAAAATGTGCCCCAGTCAAGGTTGGGCAAAAACATAAAATCTGTTTGCACAAATCCTCGTCTGGGATCTCCAGCAATGGGTGTGCGCAAGTGGACTTCGCCGGATTTCTTCACCCACTGTTTGGGATCTTGACCGTGACTCTGGGCCCACTGAGTGAGCTTGGCGGCCAGTTGTTCTTTTGATACTTGGCTGGCATCCACTGCCAAGTCCATGTCGCCAGAAGTCACTGCTTTGCCTGTTGATCCCAGCCAGTGTTCTCTTGGAAAATCTATGCCTGTGAGTTGCTCTATCCACATGATGGTGGCAGCAACATCGCTTTGGTTTATTCTTTGAGTGAGTGGATTGCCGTCTGCATCTTTGAAGACGTTGCCACCTTCAGACAGTAGCCGCACCACCACCTCCTCTTGTGTTTGAAGCCTTGTCCATGGCATCTTGTACCAGAGCATTGTGCAAATTGCTGAATGCCGCTATTTCGTTGCCAGAGGAATCGTACCAATGACCTTTTTGACTTTGCCAAGTGTAAACTTCTGTGCTGTTGGTTGATCCCACACGGGATATCACATCCACTGTGGTACCATCAGGAATCACATACACAGGATTGCTTTGTATTTTTTGATATGCAGGTATAAAGTAATCAGTGAGATATTTTTTAACTGCTTCTAGGCTTTGCACAGGTACTCGAGCATCCAGTTCCGCTGGGTTGACATTGACCTTGGCTGTTTTACTCAACCAAGCACGAAAATTGTTTCTGTAGGCATCATCGCTTATTGGACCGGTGGTTTTTTCCATGGCTCGGAAATACTTGTCCCACTCTGCAACCCAGGCATCGGCCAGGGTTTCAAGATCGCGGCCCCGGCGAGCAGTTGACACTTTGTCAGCAAAGTCCTGATAAAATTTTGGAGTCAGCGCACCTTTTAATGCTCCTACCCTGCGGCCAATGCCAGATTTGGCTGCCAGAGCTTGATCACGTTGAGCTTGTTGCCCCAGTGCTCGAAGGTCGTCAAACACTCCTTCATTGATTACATCTTTAATTTTCATCGGTGCGCCTTACTGTGCGTGTAAATTTTGAAGCATCACGCAAGCGGATGGCATTGAGCAGTTTGCGCTGTAGATTTTCGGCTTGTTCTGCGTCGTAGTTTTGTTCAATCTGTTCCAAGAGCCTGATGGCACTGGCAATGACGTTGGAGGCGCGATTTTCTATCACG